CTTAACAGTATCAACATCGACCTTTGTAGACTTAAGAAGTTCTACTTCTGCCTGCAAAGCCTTTACTGTTGACACTAGATCGCTAAAGGCTGATTCTAGAGTATTTTTCATTTCGGTAACTGCCTCAGCAATTACTTCTTCTGATTTAGATACTTCTACAACTGCCTCGGTTACTGTTTCAATTGCTTCAGCATCTTCTGCCTTAGTAATTTCTTCTGCCACGGCTTCTTCTGTCTTAACAACTTCAGTTGTTTCAACTTCGTCTGCCTTAGCAACTTGTTCAGCAACTTCTGCAACTGATGCATCTGCCTCTGGAGCGACCACAACATCTTCAACTACATCTGTCTTTTCAACTTGTGTCTTTGATTTTGTCATATGTTGTACCTCCTTGTTCATCTTAGAAGTATTAATGCCTTTAGCACTATCGACTAAGAATTTTATCATTGTTGTTTTTTCATTATCCGTCTTCTCAACGAATCCTATGTTTTCCATCTGTTCTCCGCTAATTGGGCTAAGTTCTGATTCATTTTCAGATGAGATTACTATACCGTTTTCTTTGTCGTAAAAAACATTTTCTAGAACAGTTGAGTCTGCTTTAATAACATCTACGCCGTCAACTTTTTCAATCGATACAATGTTCGCAAATTGATTTGCTGGCGAGTCAACCAGACTCAACTCTATTAGGTCATAGTCTTTGATAATTCTAATTGTAGAATCAGACTTTTCGTCATAACCATCATCCCATTTATTCATTTTACCGCCAATAGAAAAACCAGTAAGGGTTCCATCTAGAACTTTTTCCCATGTGTCTTGTGCGCCTTTTGATACGTATGCGGAGACAAAAACTCCAGAATAAAACTTTTTAGAATCTGGATCAAAATATTTGTCTTCCTTAAAATTAATCATTTTTCCAACAGCCAATGGCTGATGCATTTCACGAATATTTCCTCTAAACTTTGCAAAGGCCTTCATGGAAGCCTCTGAAGTAACTATATCATTTTGTTTGTCTAGGTTATCTAATGAGGCGAAACCTGAAACAATACGTCTTTCCTTATCTACCTTACTAAAAGGCATTGAGAGACGAAGATTATCCCCATCGGAGTTCCAATGGGCCTTAGATATATTGGTCACCACTATATTATACCCTCCATTTTATATAAGTATCACATTCTGGACAAATCGGACATTAAGGAGTTTTTCTACCTTCACCCTTTGGGTTTCTTCCAGCAACTGTTGATGTGCTATCAGAGTTATTATTTGTTCTTTCTGAATCTCTAGACCTTGTAGTAGTTGCCTCTGCTGCAGCCTCTGGCTTTAACTGTAGGACTTCGTCTCCGCCCTCTCGCTGTGGCATATCAAGAATAACCCTTGCTTCGTTTGGAGTTATGATCTGATTCTTTACATATCTCTCAAGTATTTGAGATTGTGCAATTTCATCAGTTAAGGTTAACTCATTAAATACAAACTCAAGAATACCTGTTTTTTCACGAATGATCTTGTTAATCATTTTCTCTAGTTGTCGTTGTGCTGGACGAGCAACCTGCTCTTTAAAAGTTCGATCTTGTGCAAGCGCTGCTGCTATAGATGCAGAATCGCTACCGCCCAATTTTGAAAGTGGAACTTGATGTGCTACCAAAATATCGTCACGATTTTGCTTACGATACTCCTTAAATGATCCATCCTGTATTCCATCTTCAATAGGATCCATTTTAAACTCTACTTTATTATTTTCTGTATCGCCTGGCAATGGAATATACAGCGTTCTATGTGACTGTCCTCTAAGATTTGTTTGCAAAAATCTAAACATCTTATCTTCTGCATCTCCAGAAAGTTTTGCACCCTTTAATGTTACAACATATCTTGGAACTGCCTTATTTGCAAAGTAGTCAATGTTGTACTGAGAGGCAAGAGAGTCTCCGTGCAATGAGTTAATTGCTGACATAATGTCTGGCACTCCATAAAACGTATTAAGAGGTGAGTATTGTTTGAAGTGAATTATCTCATTTGGACGTGAATCTGTTGTAAGAGGATTAGGATTTTTTGCTCCAAAATTGCGGAAGTAAACAATCTTATTTCCAATAATCTGAACATACCCATCTTTCAATCTTCTGACTCTCATGGTTGTTGCTGGAATGTGACCAACATATCCAATTTCTCCACGAGTTGTTCTTCCTATTTCTAGGTATCCATTTCCAGTAGACTGAAGATCTGTGTAAACCTTTTCCATCGTTGCAGTAAAAGAGTCATCGTCATTAAGAGACTCTAGCCAGTCACGCATTTCAATCTTTGCTCTTTCAATTCTTTTTCTTGCTTTTTGTGTTGCGCTGTTATCTTCTGATGATTCGAGCCTCATCATGGTTCTTGGAGAAACCTTAAACTCGTAACCAAGTCCAACTATATTCTCTACCTTGGCATCAATTGCTGCATGATTTGCAAATGATGTATCGTAGTAGTTTGCTAATTCATACAGATTCCAAGGTGGTGTAATAACGTCAAACATTCCATAGCCGTTTACATATACTAGCCCTGGGTTTATTTCTTTTGACTGTGCTCCATCATTACCGCTTTTTCCTGCTAACGCTGCAGTTGTATATTGTGGTGTTGGTTGCAACGCTTTGGTAGATAGCCTGCTAGTTCTTCTTTTAAAATTTGAATCCAAACCGTCTAATGTTTTTAGTGTGTCCCATGTGTTATTGAATGGATCTGACTTTGAAAAAGGATCATCTTTTTTTATTGCTTCGTCAATTTTTGCACTTATTGTATACTCTTCCATTTTTATTCCTCATCTCCATACTTAGCAATCGTATCTTTTGCTGCCTGAACTGCGCCAAGATCGTTTAGTGATGGAATAAGTCCTGACTTCATTCTGTCTACTTGCTCTGAATATTCTTCTTCTGATACCCTTGTTCCACCTGGAACAAATATTGCTTGTCCATCTCCAGGGTCGCCATAATACATTGCAACCTTTTTTAGTTCTGCAATTTTAGAAATATCGCCCTTTTCAGATGGAATATTTAAAACTGATCCATGACCGTCTGTAAACCACTTGCCGTTTGCTCTTTTATAAACATAAAGCCCCCAGTTATAGTTCTTTTCAATGACCTTACGTCGCACATTTTGTACAATTGGCTTACCAGTTTTTGGGTTTATTAATGAATCCATGACAATAAGTATACCATATTAAACTGGATCAACAGTAAATTTGTTCCAGAATATGTCATTGTATAATGAGTAACCGTAGTTTCCAACACTTATTGGAACATTATCCCCTACAACTATCTTATTGGTTCCTGTATAACTCTTATACACCTCTGAAGGATTTACTCCATAGTAACTGGTCTCTGTTAAAACAAGAACTTTGTTCCAGTTAAATGGACCAGTATGCCAAAACTCCCAGTCCAAAGGGCCACCAGACAAAATCTTTACCCTAAACCAGGGTCTTTCTGATATATTCTGAACCTCTTGAAGATTTGTTGATTGGTAATAGGATATGCTGTTGAATACTAATGGCCCAGTCAATCTTACAGCCCCCTCAAAATATGAAAACTCTAAACTATCTGCAAAATTAATTCCCAAAAAGCCCCATTCTTGAAGAGTTATGACTGGCTCTTTAACAACTTTGCCGTTCCAATAAAAACCTATTCCATTTTGAACTAGACCAGTCTTGGCATCTATACCATAGACTTTTGCCCTTCTTCCAGTAGGATCACATGCAACCATGTAAAACTTTATATATGATGATTTGCTTTCTATTTCAAATATTTGTGTTGGAGCATATGGAAAATAGTCGCCATCAAATCTTACAGCCATCTGCGCTGCAATTACTTTAAAATTATTTGCTCTACTAGGATTAATTGGAATAGACAATCCACGATTTACCAAAGGATCGTATTGTCCTTTTATCTGAATTCCGCTATTTTTTGTTAAATACAAATATGGAGATGATCCAGTATATATTGAAAATGGATTGTTCTTTTTAAAATTATAGTAAATGCCAGTCTTTGTATATGGATAAAGAGGTGTGCCAAATCTTGTACCAATAGGGCTTCCGTCCGATTCATTTAATGCCTGAGAAGCGTAAGAAAGTTTTTTGATATTAACATTGTTTGTCTGAGAGTTTTTAACATTAATGTCTATATGGGTTACAATAGAAAGATCATTAAAATCTACTCCAGAAGGTGGGTAAATAATCATGTTATCTACGACTTCATATTTTGTAGTCATCCAATCTGATTTTGGAATCAATATTCCGTTTCTAGATGGCCTCTCTGTTTTTGTAAAATAAAACGGTGTTTGGTTGGCTCCCAGTTCTGTGTACTGAAATGTTACGTAGGTTTTTACAACTGCGCCGTCGGTATCATACCTATAATCTTTTGCAATTTTATTTTTTAAATCTTCATAATCATTGTATCCAGTAAACAAATAATTATCTAGCGATTCATAGGTTCTTTGAATT